CATCGGAGTTTTACCCTCGTAAGGCCGATGGGATGACTTGGGATTTCATTCCGATCATGTTTGTCGGGTCAAAGAACAATGATTCGACAATTGACGATGCTCCTCTGGCAGATATTGCTGAAGTCAACATTGCTCACTTCCGCAACTCCGCTGACTACGAGGAATCTTGCTTCATTGTAGGTCAACCAACCCTATTCATTACGCACTCATTGTCGATGGAGCAATTCCAGCAGTACAACCCGCAGGGAATCAAGCTGGGTTCACGCGCCGGTCATGTTCTTGGCGATACGGGTTCAGCTCAACTTCTGCAAGCCGATCCAAACCAACTGGTCATGGAAGCGATGAAGGCCAAAGAGCAACAGATGATTGCGATTGGGGCCAGAATCATTACTGATCGGTCAGAGCGTTCAACCCGCGAGACTGCTGAAGGAGCGAGAATCAGATTTGCGTCTGAAAACTCAGTTTTGGGTGATCTGGTTCAAAACTTGTCAGAAGGTTTGATGCAGTGCATTCAGTGGGTCGGAGAATTCATGGGCGTTGACACTGCCCCTGCACGGTTCAAGATCAACGATGAGTTCTACGATAAGGACATCGATCCGCAATTGATTATGTCGATGGTAACCCTGCTGGATAGAGATATTATTGGCGAGCGTGATATTTTTGATCGCCTGAAGTCCGCAGGAATTATTTCTCCAGAGCGGCAGATGGATGATGTCAAAGATGAATCCGGCATGATGCCGCCAGTGTCGCTAGAGGTTGCCAATGGCTGAGACAGCGAAGAAAACCAATCCTAAGCTATGGGAAAAGGCGAAAGCTGAAGCCAAAGCCAAGATGGGCGGAAAGCACTCAGCTAGAGCTATGCAGTTAGCCACTAAAATCTACAAAGAGAAGGGCGGGAAATACGCTGGGGCCAAAAAGCCTAGCAACAGCCTGTCTAAGTGGACGAAAGAAAAGTGGGATTATGTCGGCAAGGAAGGCAAGTCGCGGTATTTACCGGAAAAGGCACGGAAATCACTTTCAGCCGGTGAAAAAGCCGCTGGAAGTCGAGCCAAAAACAAAGCAACCAAATCCGGAAAGCAAACAGCCAAGTACACCCCCACTGAAAGAAAAGCAGTGAGGAAGGCAACCCGTGGCTAAGAAAGACCCAAGACTGACTCGCGTAGGGGTTGAAGGATTCAACAAGCCCAAGCGCACTCCAAAGCACCCGACTAAATCTCATGTGGTCGTTGCCAAAGAAGGCGACAAGATTAAAACCATTCGATTCGGCCAGCAGGGTGCGAAAACCGCTGGCAAGCCAAAAGCCGGTGAGTCTGAAGCAATGAAGAAGAAACGTGCTTCATTCAAGGCTCGCCATGCCAAGAACATCGCCAAGGGCAAAATGTCTGCGGCTTATTGGGCTGATAAAGAAAAGTGGTAGATGGCACTATCAGATGAGATACAAGATGCCATAACAAGGCATCAAATTTACCTGTTACGTTACTCTTCTGGCCGCGAGAAAGAGGCGGCTCAGTACATTGACGCAATCACTCAGCGTATCACTGACGAATTGATGAATGATGAATTGACTGAGATGGACATCCAAAGGCTCAATCGATTTATGGATGAAATCTCCGCATTTCAGCAAGACGTTATGAGCCAGCTCGAAGAAAAAATACTGGACGACGTTGACGATTTAGCGAATCAAGAAACAGATTGGGCGACGGCAATGCTATCAAACTTCTTAGGTGAGTTAGATAATCCTTCGAGAATTGATACGCAACTTGCTGTTTTTGCAGGAGTTTTGCCTGTGGCTGGCCTAGCGATTCGTTCGCTGGTTCGCAGATTCCGGCAGAAAAAGATTGCTCAAACGGTCCAATCAATTCGAGACGGAATTACGCTTCGTGAGAATAATCAGCAAATTATTGGCAGGATGCGGACAATCAATCCATTGCATAAAAAGCAAGCTGGAGTCCTGATTAAGACGATTACAAACTACACATCGGTTCAAGCGCGTGATGTAGCGATGCGACTCAATCAGCAGTTCTTTGACGGCTATGAGTGGGTATCTGTCTTGGACTCTCGTACGTCCTTAATCTGTGCAAGCAGAGACGGAACGATCTATCCATTCACAAATGATCCTGTTCTGTCGCCTAAACCGCCAGCTCATTTCTCCTGTCGCTCAACCATTACACCCAAACTAAAGCCTCAATTTGAAAGTCGGCAGACCAAACAGCCTAGAAGAACCGCAGAGGGGGCAAAGGGCAAAACCAAGGTCAATGCTAGTACAACTTACGAATCATGGCTTGCAAGGCAACCAGCGACGTTTCAGGATGAAGTATTAGGCAAAACTCGTGGAGCATTGTTCCGCAGGGGTAAATTACCAATTTCTACATTCATTGATGGATCAGGGAAAACTTTGACCCTTAATGAGTTAAGAAAAGTCGAACCCGAAGTATTTAATAGGGTAAAATTGTAAATGGAGCCAGAGGCCCAACGTGCGAAGCTAGAGGTGAAGCATGGAATTTTTGAATGAAGTAGAACTTGATGACGCAGTTAAACAGCAACTTGCTGAGAAGTTCAAGGAGACTCTGGATAAGAGCCTCGAAGAAAAGGTTGCCGAAGAAGTCCAAGGGCTGAAGGCAAAAAACGATGAATTGCTGGCTGAGAAAAAAGCCGCACAAAGAGCAAAGGAAGAGCTAGATGCCAAGGCCAGATCTGAAAAAGAGAGGTATGCTCAAGAAAACGGGCAGTACCAAGAACTCTACGAAAGCCAAAAGCAAGAAGCCAATGCTTTACGGCAAAAAATCGAAGAAATGAATCAACAGGTCGTCAGACAGAAAATATCGTCTGAGGCCACTAAAATCGCTGGATCGTTGACAAAAGACGTATCCAAGGCAAAATTGTTAGAAGAAAAGCTAAGTCAGAGACTTACGCTTATGGATGGAGAATTAAGGGTTACTGATAATTCAGGTCAACTGACTGTCAGTACCCTTGAGGACTTGGTATCAAATGTGCGGAATGATTATCCATTCCTAGTTGATGGTATTCAAGCAAGCGGTGGCGGGGCCACTCGTTCACAAGGCGGGGCCGATGTGGGCAATAGAGAAATTAGTCGCTCTGATTTTGAGAATATGAAACACGCTGATCGTGCGAAGTTCTTTAAAGAAGGCGGCAAAGTCTATGACGATTAAAGGAGAAGCCACATGGCTAACGTATTAACTGATCTAGCGGCAGACATCTACAAAGCCGCCGACGTAGTAGGACGGGAGCTAGTAGGCTTCATTCCTGCTTCCACTATCAACGCTGACGGTTCTGAGCGCGCGGCGAAGGGCGACGTAGTTCGTGCTTCTTTCACTCGTGAGGCATCAGCAGTAGACGTATCAGAGTCTATGACTATTCCAGAAGGAACAGATCAGACTGTTGATAACAAGACACTGACAATCTCAAACGCTCGTGCGGTTCAGATTCCTTACACTGGTGAAGATGTACTCCATCTGAACAACGGTATCGGATTCGAGACTGTGTACGGTGACCAGATTGCTCAGGCAATGCGTACTCTGACTAACGAAATGGAGCAAGACTTGTGGGAAGAAGCCTACACGAACTCCTCTCGTGCGTTCGGTACAGCAGGTACTACACCATTCGGCTCTAACTTCTCTGAGATTGCTGAAATCCGCCAGATTCTGGTAGACAACGGTATGCCACAGAACGACGGTCAGGTGTCTTTGGTCCTCAACACTCTTGCAGGAACTAACTTACGTCAGCTCGCTCAGTTACAACAGGCTAACACTGCCGGTGGTACTGATCTTCTGCGTCAGGGCATCTTGCTTGATCTTCAGGGTCTTGGTATCCGTGAGTCGGCTCAAGTCGGCCTACACACCAAGGGTACTGGCTCTGGTTACTTGTTGAACGATGCTTCTTCAGCTATCGGTGATACTGTAATCGCAACTGACACTGGTACAGGAACTATCCTTGCAGGTGACATCGTTACCTTCGCGGGTACTTCTGACAAGTATGTTGTCAACACAGCTCTTGCTGGCGGTTCATTCACTATCGGTGGAACTGGTCTGGTAGCGGCTGAAGCTGACAACGATGCAATCACTGTCGGCAACAACTACACAGCGAACATCGCATTCCATCGCCGTGCTTTGGAATTAGCGGTTCGTGCGCCAGCAGTACC